GAGACAATAAAGCGTAACTGGTCTCGTAATAAAACACTGATTGACTTAGAACAAATTCCTGAAGATTTGAAAGCTAAAATCTTAGAAGTATACAATGAAGATAATCCAAAAGATAGATCTCAGTTGTTTAATTACTTCATTAAAAATAAGCTTAAAAACCTAATGGAAAATATTAACGAATTTTAATGAGGACACTATGAGTGACACATTGTCAATTGCCGAAATCTTAAAGAAGTGTGGCAACTTGAGATCAAAACAAGAAAAGATTGAGTTTTTGCAAAAGCATAACTCGCTTACTCTTCGCAACATCTTAATTCTTACGTATGATAAGACTAAAAATATTCTTTTGCCAGATGAAGAACCACCGTATACTCCATCTCAAGCACATGAAAATCAAGGGATGTTATTCAATCAATCTCGTAAGTTAAAATATTTTGTAGAAGGTTTTTCTCCACCTGGCGTAAAACAAATTAAAAGAGAAGCTATCTTTATTGAAATGTTAGAGTCTGTACATAGAGATGACGCTAAAATCTTAATTCAAATGATTCAGCGTAAACCTTTTAATGGTATTACTAAAAACATTATTAACGAAGCATTCCCAGGAAGCATTGTAGATGGCAAAGAAGAAAAACTTTCGTGACTTGGTTGACGAAGTAGAATATTATCCAACTAAAAAAGACTCAAAGCGATACGACAAAAAGAAAGCTCGTATCCAATCTGCAAGAAAAAATAAAAGAAAATTAAAAAATTCTTACCTAGACCATTGACATTTACGAAAAAATACCTATATCTATAATATAGATTAGAAAGGTAATATATTATGATTAACAACTTGAATAAAGTAATCCTCACAGACTGCGATGGCGTTCTCATGAATTGGGAATATGCTATGAATGTATGGATGAAATCTCAAGGATATGAGATGATCGATGGCGGTGAAACCTGTTATGATATGGGTGACCGCTATGGATTAGACCATGAATTGAAAAAGCGTTTAGTTCGTCAATTCAATGAGTCAGCCGCTATGGGCTTTTTACCTCCACTACGAGATGCTATGTATTATGTAGACTTACTACATCGTAAGCATGGTTATACATTCCATATGATTACATCTTTGTCAAAAGATGAGCATGCTCAACAACTACGTATTCAAAATACTCGAAAGTTGTTTGGTGAAACCGCATTTACTCGATTCATCTTTGCTGATACTGGTGCTGATAAAGACGAAGTGCTAAGTCCTTATATTGGTAGTGGTCTTATTTGGATTGAAGATAAACTTGAGAATGCTGAGCTTGGAGATCGTTATGGTCTTGAGTCTATTGTAATGGAACATGGGCATAATATGCATAACGACAAATTTCCAACTTTCCCTAATTGGAAACAAATATATGAGTATATTACTGGCGAGTCTGCTTAACAGTATAAATATAACATAGATTGATTATCGGCAGTCTATACAGGCTGCCTTTTTTGTAGGAGTGATGGATGCCAACGTATACTTTTAAGAATAAAGAAACTGGATCAGAAGAAACACATTTCTTTACACTAGCTGAAAGAGAAGAGTTTATTCAAAACAATCCAAACATGGTACAGCAATTATCGACACCAGCATTTGGTGATTCGGTAAGACTTGGCATTCGACGTATTGACGACAATTTTAATGATGTTCTGAAGAAAGCGAAATCGTCTCACCTTCATTCAACGATTGAAACAAGATGAGGAACATATATGAGTCGCATGACCAAGAGGGAAACTCGGAAATTACGACAAGATGGAATATTAGATGAAAATGCAAACTTTAATGTGAAAAACTTCAACATCAATAGAAACATTAAGCCAATCACCGAAGCTCAGAGCGATGCATTTGAGTCTTGGAGAGAAGGTTATAATTTAATGTTGCATGGTATTGCTGGTACCGGTAAAACCTTTTTAGCATTATACTTTGGTTTGTGTGATGTTTTCAATAAGTCTCCATATAGAAAAGTTTATATCGTAAGATCTACAGTACCTAGTCGTAATCAAGGATTTCTTCCTGGCTCAAAGGCACAAAAGGAAGCAGTATACGAAGGACCATATGGACCTATATGTAATGAGATTTTTGGGAGAGGTGACGCTTACCAGTTATTAAAGCAAAAGAACTATATTGAATTCTTATCTACTTCGTTTTTAAGAGGTGCAACATTCGATAATTGTGTAGTCGTTGTAGATGAAATGCAAAATATGAATGACCAAGAATTGCATACCGTTATGACTCGTGTTGGACAAGATTGTAAAATTATATTTGCAGGTGATATTAAACAAGACGACTTAACAAGTGAAAGATATAATGAACGATCAGGTGTAGCTACATTCATGAAAATTATTGAAAAAATGCCACAGTTTGATTTCATAGAGTTTTTAGCAGAAGATATTGTAAGAAGTGATTTGGTGAAAGAATATATAATTACGAGAGATAAATTAGGACTATAATATTATGGTACACATTCCAAAATTAACACAAACTTATACTTCAGATGCCGGTAGTAGTACAGTTAGTGCTAGCCGTTTGAATACCGTGAACTATATCACGGTATCAGCTAATAATAATTTTACAATTACAACAAACATTGACAAGTCAGATGTCGACGAAGGCGCTTATTGGTTGATGGAAGTTATTAATATGGAGTCTGATACTCCTATGGCTGATCAACCTCGCAAATATGCTAGCTATAATTCTAGCGTTAGTTTCACTGGCGTACAATTAAGAGATCCAGCCACTCAAGGTGACATCTTAGTAAAGATGGCATCTCGTAAATATTCTACACTTCAAGCAAGAGATGAAGTAATATCTTCTCAAAATCCGGACCAACACTCAACAGAGTTTTTAGGATATGGATCTATTGAAGATCCTTATCGTAACTTTGAAATTCGCGTAAACTCATCAAATCCAACAGGTAATAATAATGTAGTTACAGCTAATACCGCAAGTACAGTTGCAAATATTAGTGGTTCAGTTGATGAAGGATTGTCAGAATATATTCGCCTTGTTGCTAATGCTAAAACAGTTGCGAATACTTTAAAAGACTTTGGTGAAGGTAGTGATGCATATGACGCTGCTGATAATATGATGGAAAAGCTATTAGAGCTCTTAAAAGTATATTTAAATGCACCTGAAGGTGGTGGAGTTTCAGTTAAAGAACAATATAATACATTATCAACTTTAGTTGAAGCTGCTGTCAATGCTGGAACTGTGCCAAGGTTTGAAGTATTCTATACAGATCCACTTGCGCCTGGAATTGATATATCAATATTTGATTTATTTGAGACAAGTATATCTTCATTACAAGCACAAGCTGAAGCAGATTTCGAAACAACTGTAGAAGAAATTGCAGAAAAGCTATTTGAAGTTACAAAGGTTTTAGATAAAGGTTCAACAATTGTTTCAGCTAGATTTTATGATGACGTTTATGAAATCGTAAGTGGTGCGAATAGTGGATTAAATGCGACAGTAGACGCTATTCAACAATACGATAATAATTCACTTCCTGCATATATTGAAGCTGATGCCGTTGCTGCTACAAATGAAGTAATTAGTTTTACTGATACTAAAATTATTCAAATTACAGCAACATCAACTACGATCAATAATAAATTTGGTGATATGATTAATACGCTACAAGATATAGTTGACAGATACAATTTAGGGTGATAGAATGGCACTACCAGGAAGACCAGCTTGCGCATTATTTGACTTACATTTAACGGGTCATTTATGTAGTTTATTTAGTCCTATTATTACAGGAGCTTTAAATTGCTATATTGGATTTAGACCAGCAGTAAGGATGTTCGATATATCGGGTCCACACCTTATTCTTGTTCCAAAGGGTAAAGCGTTTGTTTGTATTCCACACCCAGCAGCAATCTATACAGGTTCTCTTAATATAATGATTGGATTTAGACCTGCTGCTAAAATGTTTGATCTTTGCGACTATGGCGCAATGGTTACCGGTACACCTAACGTTTGGTATGGATTTATATAATGATAGAAAGTAAAATATTAGAAGACGAAAACGGTGAATTGCTTATGGAAATACCTGAGAAACTTCTCAATCAAATGGGATGGGACTATGGTACTGAGCTTGAGTGGATTGTAGAGGATGGAAAGGTGCTTCTTAAAGAAGCAAAGGATGATGAAAACATTTAATCATGTTGACCATGGAATTGTTATTCCTAAGTTAGAACGCGAAACAACACCTGAAGGTAGAAAGTATTTTACGCCCGAAGGTAATACTTATCCATCGGTAACTACAGTGTTAGGTATTATGGATAAGTCAGCACTTGAAGCCTGGAAGAAACGTGTCGGTGAAGAAGAAGCCGCAAAAGTTTCAAGGCAGGCTACAGTACGTGGAACGGCTGTGCATAAACTTGCAGAAGATTATCTCAACAATATAGAAACATATAAAGAAGAGCATATGCCTACTAATCTATATGCCTTTGAGCAAATCAAACAAGTGTTAGATAAACACGTCGACAATGTTTGGATGCAAGAAACATTTCTCTATAGTGATTACCTTGAGACTGCAGGACAAGTAGATTGTATTGCTGAGTTTGATGGTAAGCTTTCAATTATCGATTTTAAAACGTCACGGCGCCCTAAGAAACGTGATTGGATTAAAGGTTACTTTATGCAGGAGTCTTTCTATGCTGTTGCATTTGAAGAACGTACAAAGAAACCAATTAAACAATTAGTAACTATTGTAACTGTAGATAATGATGAGCCGCAAATATTTGTAGAAGATAGAGATGAGCACATTAAAGACTTTATGGAATTACGAGTAGATTTTAAAAAGCTGAAAGGTTTCTAATGTTTTGGAACGAGTTTGACTCAGATTGTACAATCACTACTGTTCTCGATGAATCCGATAAACATCAGGATGTACAACTCATTATTGATGATACTACTGTATGGATTCGACAGTTTAATTCAGAAGATACTGGTGCTGATCTTATTATGATGACTCCTAAAATGTTTAAAGATATGATAGCTGCTTTAGATCAACCAGAAGGTATGTTTAAAACTGAATATGTTCGAGACAAATAAACGGTTTACATTCTCAAATAACTGTGATAGAATATTCTTATCAAAACAACTTAAGGTGTATATATGAATCTGTTTATACTTGATAAAGATCCAGTCAAAGCTGCTCAATTGCAATGTGATAAACACGTTGTCAAAATGATTGTTGAGTCTGCTCAAATGCTATCGACAGCACACCGTATGCTTGATGGTATTGAAGAACGTAGACCATCTAAATCTGGTAAAACTATGGTAAAGTATTGGAAACTACCAGACGAACGGGAAGATACGTTTTATAAAGCTGTACACATGTATCATCCATGTACTGTATGGACTATGCAATCTAACAATAATTACAATTGGCATTATGTTCACTTTGCAGCATTGTGTGATGAGTATACATATCGTTATGACAAGGTGCATGGCACTGACACGTTACTACGAGACGCGCTATATCAACTACCAAAAAATATACCAATTGGTTATAAGACTCAGCAACCTCTTGCTATGAAATCAAATCCTGAGTGTATGTTTGAAGATGTTGTAAAATCTTATCGTGCTTTTTATCAAACAAAGCAAGGTCGATTTAAAATGGCTTGGACAAAGCGTGATATTCCAGAATGGTTTAAAGTAGCATAGGAGAAAACATGGAAAAGACAGAAAAAGCTATTAATGATTTAGAAAAGAAACTGAAAGGCCAAAGCGCTTTACAAAAAGAAGTAACGGCTTTAGCCGCTTATCGCGATTTAAAAATTCAGCATGATCAAATGCTCGAAACATTACAATTTGTAACTGAACATATGGGATCTCGTCCACGAGACGGTATGGAAATCATGAAGATGATGATGGAAATACAAACCGAAGGTCATGATGAAGTAATGGCTGGCTATGGAAGAATTCGCGATAAGATGGATGTTTCGACTTCTAAACAGCAGGCTATCTCAAAGGATAAAATGAGATAGAAAAAAATGCAATAAAAATGAAAAAAATGCATTTTAGCTATTGACATTTGCCGTTACAAGTATTAGATTAATATTATAAGGAAAAACGGAGAATGTTATGAAAGTCATCGTAAAGCACATGAATCGCAACGAAATCACAGGTAACGTAGAAGGTTTCACACCTGTTGCTGAGGTTAATTTTCCAGATGGACATAACGCAACTGATGTTCTTGAGTATGCTTTCCGTTGGACTAACAACGTAATGGGTAGCTGGTCTAAAAAGATCGGTGAGGATGCTAACGACGATGTTACTGTACTTGTTGAGCGTGAAGATGGTCTAGGTCTTCGTTCTACTTCAGTATTCGATCGTATGGAAATCGATGGTAAAGAATACGAAGTTGGTATGGTTGGCTTCAAGGAGGTAGCATAATGTCAATGGGTCACTTGAAAGAAGCAATCGAATATGCAACTTACGAAGATTATTGTGCACCACGGCGTGCACTTGGTCTTGGTGTAATTCCAGAGTCTTTATTCAATGCAATTAAGGAGCAAGGATAATGCGAAGAATAGCTAATACTTATGCAGATGGCATGATCATAACTGATGAAATTCCTCGTCACGGTAGTCCACAAGATCGTGGTAGCGCAGATGCTTACTATGGTCGTGCATACGATCCTCACTATTATGTTGGAGATTCATTACAGTCTGAGCGTGTTGGAAAAGAAAGCATGTCGGAAGGTGAAATTAAAGCTTATCGTTATGGTTATGATAATGAAGAAGATCGTAAGGACTGGGGATGATTAAGGCTTTAGTCTTTATAATCAAAGCAGCGTTGCTTTATTATTTTGTAATGTTTTTTCTACTTTTTATCATTTTAATTTAAAAAAGTAGTTGACATTCCTTTCAAAATGGTTTAGACTGGTATCAGTAAATCAAAAACGGAGTTTATATTATGGCACATGAATTGGAAATGATTAACGGTCAAGCGCAAATGGCTTATGTTGGTGATCTACCTTGGCACGGTCTTGGTACTCAAGTAGATCCAGATATTGCACCAGCTGAAATGATGAAAGCTGCAGGCGTAGACTGGCGTGTACAAGAAATCGAGTCCTTTGTTGAATTCAATGGTAAGCGTACACCTACTGGTCAAAAGGCTTTGGTCCGTGAAACTGATGGTAAAGTACTTACTCAAGTTGGTAAGAACTGGCATCCAGTACAAAACGAAGAAGCATTTGATTTCTTTGCTGAGTTTGTAGAACGTGGTCAAATGCAAATGCATACCGCTGGTTCTCTCAAAGATGGTGAAATCATCTGGGCTCTTGCAAAAGTTGACGATGACTTTGAACTATTTAATGGTGATAAAGTTGAAAGCTATATGCTATTCAGCAATCCACATCAGTATGGTAAAACAATCGACATTCGTTTTACTCCTATTCGTGTTGTATGTAACAACACTCTTACTCTATCATTGCAGCAACAAGGTCAAGCTGCTGTAAAGGTTAACCACCGCTCACAGTTTGATGCTGATGCAGTCAAAGAAATGATGGGTATCGCTCACTTCAAAATGTCACAGTATAAAGAGATGGCTGAGTTTCTTGGCTCTCGTCGTACTACTGAAGATACAATGAAGCAATACTTTGGCCACCTAATGGGTATGTCAAAGAAAGATCCTGAGCAACTTTCTCGCACAGCACAACGTGCAATGGAAGTTGTCATTGAACAACCAGGTGCTAACTTTGCTGAAGGTAGCTGGTGGACTGCATTTAATGCTGTCACTTATATGACTGATCATGAACTTGGTCGTACAGCCGATACTCGTATGCAATCTGCATGGTATGGTTATAACCGCAAGATGAAAGTTGATGCACTTGAGCTTGCACTTGAAATGGCAGAAGCTGCTTAAGGAGTAAATTATGAAACAGTATTCTACCGAAGAATTATTAGCTGAAATTGAAAGAAGAAAGACACAAGTGCCATCGCTTGTGTCTAATAAAGGTGCAATCTTTTTTAAAAATTTATCATTTAAAAAAGCTAATAAGTGTTCAATTATCCATGAAGATATAAATGGTAATGAATATGTTACACGCACAACTCGAGTTAAACGTATAAATGGTAAGCTTAATCATTTTGAAAGATTGCCTATCGTAAAAAACTGGTGAATAAATAATAGCTAGAGGCACAAGCCTCTAGCACCCTCCCTTACATAAAGAGATGATATGTACCTTAAGATTTCCCTATTGCTATTGTTGTTAGCTGGCACAGTTTATTCTTATACTGAAGCAATCTATATTGTTGCAGCTATTCAATTATCGTTCAGCTTTATATTTTACTACCTTGTAGTATTTCAAACTATGGCTGGTCTCACTGAAAGCGAGTTAATCTCTAACGATAGAGAATTGCTAATGCAACAAACTGCAGCTTTCTTTGTCAATTCAGTAAGTAACATAACAGTCTTTATGTTTCTACCATTTCCATATGCTTATGTCGCTATCTTTTGTTTGCCTTGGCTTACAATTAATGCAACAACACTTACTATGACATGGTTGTTACATTTAGAAATAATTGAAATAAAAGAAAAATAACTATTGACATTTACTGAAACAATACTTATATTAGTACTATAAAGAAAACTTGAGGCAACTAAAATGAGTAGAAAAATGGTTTTATCTATTGTTATGAACACGGCCGTAGCGGCTTCAATGGTTATGACAGGCGCTTATCAATATGGTAAGCAAAAAGTCGAAGTCGCTCTTGAAACGTTTGATGCTGAACAGCGTCATTGCTTAACTCAAAACATTTTTTTCGAAGCACGTAATCAAAGTGAAAAAGGACAAAAAGCTGTAGCTTGGGTTACATTTAATCGTATGGAGCATAGTAAATATCCAAACACTATTTGTGATGTAGTATGGCAACCTCGTCAGTTCTCTTGGACTCATGATGGTAAAGCTGATCGTCCAGCAAATAATGTAGTAGAACAACGTGCTTGGGCAAAAGCTCAAAAGGTAGCTGCTGAAGCTCTTATTGAATATGCAACAAATCAGTCTGATCCAACAAAAGGTTCTATTATGTATCATGCTGATTACGTAAAACCTTATTGGGCTGTACAGTATGCGATGGTTGATCAAATCGATTCGCATATCTTTTACAAATAATGTACGTCACCCCATGCATATCAGTCTGTAAAATAGACAAAGACACTCGTATATGCATGGGGTGTAAGCGAACTATTGACGAAATTTCTAATTGGTCACGATATAGTGATGAAGAAAGAAATAAAATAATGAAAAGACTTGGTTACGGGCGTCGTAAAGGTGGCCGTGACAAAAATGTAACAAAGAGATAATTTATAAATGTATATGGTTATTATGCTTAAGCATCTTATAAATTATCTTGTAATCGTTGAAGCAAAATGAATGCGGATCGGACTGGGGGGCGGTACCCCACAGCTCCACCATAAGAACACTATAAAGTGTGTTTTTGATGGGGCTGAAATAGGATCGACGAACGAGCTAGTTGAGTGGAGATTGCCGTGTTGACCTACGTTATTCGGTCAAACTTTACAAATGCAAACGATAACTTTGCACCATCTGGTTACGCCCTAGCGGCATAACACAGGGGGTTGGCCACTTACCTAGCAACAGAAAAGTGGTACTATTAATTTTAACAGAGGAAAATAAAAATGAAATTTGCTGCTATTGCTGCTGCCGCTATGATCACTGCAACCGGTGTTGCTGCTAACGAAATCGGTGCCACAGGAATTACTTGGGGTGTAGAAACAACTGCTGAATATAACGTCGATGCAGAAAACATGACACTTACAAGCACACCAGAAATTGGTTATGGCCTAATGGGTTTAGACCTAACTGCTTCTACAGAACTATCAATCTATAACGACGATTTTGTTCTAGGCGATGAAATGCCAACACTAGACTTTAAAGTTTCAAAGTCTATCTGGGATAACCTAGAAGTATATGCTGAAACTGGTTATGACCTTGAGCTAGAAGATATGTCAGACGTAGTCGTCGGTGCCACTTTCAAGTTCTAATATATATTAGTATCGGGTGATGCCGTAACGCATCCGCGGGGAGCCACGGTTAGCTCCCCACCTTAATTGACTTGGAGTTAGTATGGCCTTTTTAGTACATCCGCTACCACCAGTTAGCGTTTATGTTTTAAAACAATACCTTTATGATCTAGATCCAGACCATCCCGATTGGGGAGAACTCACGCCAGGCATTTGGATTAGTGTCAAAAGCGTACAATATAAAGCATTATATTTCGAAACGCTTTTAACAGACTATGGCGCACTCTATGATAAACTTCCTATCTCAGCATTTGTTTGGAAAACAGATCATGGCGAATTACTTCCGCTTGATGTTCTACAGCTTTGGGATTGTTTTGATTATGACATTACCGTTGTCCATAAACCAATCCTGTCACGATGTGAATTTTTTGGAAAAGATCGACGTATGCATGCCGGTGAATACGAATTCACCATCGACAATTGTCACCGCGATTCTTCCATCATTGACACCAACTTCTCAGAACACGATCCTGAGCATAAATCATTTAACGTTATTAGACTCGACAATGGTCAATTCGCTGCTCAGCCTAATAATAGGGTTCTCTGGCGAGATAGCTCCCTAACGCCTGATAAGTTATTAAAGCCCGACTTTAAAGTTT